CAGAACCGCTGGTGCAAATTGTGGTTGTTGTAGTCCCCAATTGAACTGGACCACCTAACCTAGATTCAACTCTATCTCCTGATGCCATATTTTACGCTCCTATGTCCATAATAATCAAAGCCGCATTTTTTGCATCAGTCATAACATCTGAACTGACTGTTGCGTTAATCCATGCCGTACCGTTCCATTGTAGCACTTGACCCGAACTTGCGCTAGTAATCGTTACATCGCCAACATCATCAAGTGTATTGATGGCTGGGATTGAAGCCCATTCAAGACCTGTTGCTGTAGCAGAATTAGCTTTTAAGAAAGTACCGTTTGAACCTGCAGTCAATCCAGCAACAGTATCATTGGCAGTACCAACCAAAAGGTCGCCCTTTGCGTTTATAGAGCTCAGGAGCGTATTAAAAGGTGCTGCACCTATTTCCACCCAGATTGAATTATAATAAACATAGGTACCGCCATCAGAAGAGTTATACCAAATCTGACCAGTGATTGGATTTGTTGGGGCAGTGTCGCTAATAATAGCTGACATACCCGATGCACCAATTTCAATCCATTGCGAATCATAGTAAACATAGGTGCTTGCCTCAGAAGAGTTATACCAAAGTTGACCAGTGATTGGATTACCTGGAGCGCTATCTGCTACATATGCAGCAGTACCGCTAGCGCCAATTTCAATCCAATGAGAATCATAATAAACAAATGTTTGACCTGTATCTGATTCAAACCAGACTTGACCAGCGGTTGGGGAAGTAGGGGCTGTTTCTGAGATCGTTGCACCGCCTGCACCGAAGTCGGTATAGTTAGTTCCATCATTTGTGAACTGCCATTTATCTGAGGATTCATTCCAGCGAATAAATACATTCGTAGAAGTTCCTCGTTCAATTTCAATACCAGAGTTCAGCGTAGGGGTGCTGGTTTCTCCAGAGTTAAGAAGGATAAAGCTATCTTCAACATTAAGATTGGCAGTATTAAGAGTAGTAGTATTTCCACTAACAGTTAGATCACCAGTAACCGTGAGGTTATTAGAAATTGTAATATTTGAAGCAAGAGACACGGCTCCATTGCTTGCCAATGTAATATCGCCAGATACCGTTGTATAGGTTGGTACACCGCTAGAATTAGCTAGAACAATTTGCGCAGAAGTACCAGACGCTAATTTAGAAAGATCAATCGCTGCAGAGGTTGAAACATCCGCATTCGCAATGGTACCGTCAACAATCATTGCACTGGTTACTACACCAGTATCACCAGTTGTTACAATTTGACCTGATTCACTTAAAGATTGGTTTTGCAGGTTAGGCATATTCTACACCGCTAATTGTAAATGTCACAGCGTTAGCTGTTACTTGATCAACATAGATTTTACTATTAGCAGGTACGACTATGGATGTATTGTAGTACACAACATTGTTTGCCAAAACATTCACATTACTTATAATTTTATTATTTGCCGCCGCTGTTGCTGCTCCAACAAGAATATGAATGCTGCATACAGCATTAGATGCAGTTGCATTGCAAAGATTGATGTTTTTGATAATTGAATAATTACCAACAACATTAGCTGTTGTATAGGCATTAGCGGCAGACTCGCTGCCAATGTAAAAACTTTTTGGCGTTAAATTAGCCATATTATACCCCCATCCACATTAACACTTCATTGTCATATGTTGTTGTATTCATGTCTTGAATAACAGCCGCATCAAGGACATGATCCACAAATGAACCAGAAGTATGGGCATTAGCGGTTGTTCCATCATAACCCCGCTCTTCTACCGTTAGCGTATTGCTTGCTCTTGAAGAAATTAAAACTTTTTCTTCGGATGAATTACCACGATCAATAACGATAACAAAAGGGTTATTTCCACTCGGGTAAGTTGATCCGTCAACAACAGTGATTGAAGATGCAGAGTTTGAAATGTTGGCGGAAAGAGATGTCCTCAGTACCGCACCGCTAAATTCTCTTCTCAGCATACTAATCTCCTAGTCAATGCTGATATCAAGATCGCCTGTTGCGATTCTTAGAGTATCCCCAGCATCTGTTGTTTTATTTGTTGTGAGTGAACCGTACAGCAACATGTTGCCGCTAGTTGAAGCATCAAAAATGCCAATCGCTACTGTTGTAGCAGCTGGCATTCCAGTAAAGTCAATATTAGAATCATTTGATGTTGCGCCGCTTGATGCTCCGCTAAATGTTGCAATTTGGCGGGCATATGAGCCCCCAGTTACTTCTGTTCCACCACCAGCTTCACCAGGTGTGACTGTGAACAATCCTACATAAACATCTGCTGGCATTGTGTACGAGGTGGTGCCAAGAAAGTGATCAATCAGCTTATTTTCAAGATAGTTTGTAAGATTGCCTGCCATTATTAATCCTCCTGATTAGTATAATACATTTCCTTTTCTTCATCACTAGGTAATCTAAAATTATCTAATGTAAGAAGCAAGTTGGCTTCTTCTGCTGGAAGTAAGCCCATTTTATTTCTTTGTGAAAAACGGAATCCAGATGCAGTTGAATACCCAGCTCCGCTTTCAAATACAATTAAAACCTTTCCTTCTTCAGAAATGTTTTCTTCAATAATTTCTTTTTTAACTGCAACTTTCTTTGCTACAGCTTTCTTTGGTTTATTAATTTTTTCGGATGTTACACTTGTTTCGTTGTTAGTCATATAATCAATCTTATCACCTATGTTTAATTAAATCAATCTAAATATGATAAAAGGCGGGGTTCTTGTGAACCCCGCCCAATACCTACTTTAATTGTTTAAATTAGAGTGAACGCAACTTAACATTCTTACCGATTACATACGAATCAGCATTTTCAATGTTGTTTGCAACTCTCATGTACTGTGTGTACTCAATTGTGTCAGTCTTTGGCTTGAACTGGCGGTACACTGTGATGTCACGGTGGATACCAATTACACGGTTGTTAGGGAATGTGAGTTCCACAAAACCATGTGAGCCTGCTGCACCAGAGTAGTCACCAGTTGCGGTTTCTGGCATCAAAGGTACTTCAATCAGAGGAATACCAAATGGCGACAGACCAGTTGAACCTGGACCACCATTTGCTCTCATTGAACCTTGCAGGAACGCCATTTCACCAGCTGTTGACATTGGAGCAGGTGCGCCTGCTGTTGCCTCAGTTGCCGAGTTTGGATTACCCAAGCTATAAATTGAATCCTGAACAAGTCCTGGACCTGTGAAGAATCGCAATTCATTGCGGCGCTGCAAGTACTTGCTTGGCAAGGTACGAAGAACCTTGTCAAAGACCGAACGGGAAATGTTATTTCCTCCGAAGTCTACGACATCTCCGCTTGTTCTAGCAAGCTTATTGAAACCATCCAACGCCTTAATAAGAGCGTTGTTTGACGATGTGTTACCGTTGATCAACAAGTCATCAAGGTCGTTTGCTGTCTGACGAGCCATAATCTGTGCGATATGGTCTTCCAGTGAAGCGCCCTCAATGTTGTCTTCCAACGATTCTGTTGAAATATTCCAGTCAAGACGAAGCTTTACAGTTGAAAGCGATACCTTGCTGAATGTGACAGCTGCATTTGTGCCGTCATCTGTTGCTTCGGTTGCCTTTGCAAGCAAACGAGTGCCGACAGACACCTTGTCAATGTCCATCTGTGGAGTACGCATACGAATTACTCGTGCGTTCTTCATCAATACTGACTGATCAACAACGAAGTCAAGGAAGCGATTAGCTTGCTCTGGGTAGAGAAGTCCACCACCACCGCTGACTGGGCTGCTGTTTGAAACCACTGTTGTAGTGACTTCGTTGGCTTTTGCCAAAATTTCTTCTTGTGTTGCCATAGTAGTTATTCCTCCTTACCTTATGACCTATAACCTAGGGAGCTAATTAACTCCTGTGGCAAATATGTATTCTTCCAGAATGAAGTAGGTGCAGACTTGGCAATTGCCTCTTCTGCTACTTCTTCATCATCTTCTGGATCTACGCTCTTTTTTACAGCACCAGCTGCGGCAAATGCCTCAACCTTCTCTGTTTGCTCAGCGAGAGCGACCTCTGCTGTTTCCAGCTTTTGTTGAAGTTCAGCACTCTGAACTTCAAAACCCTTAGCAACTGCTTCAATTTTTTCCTGAACAGAGGCTTCAACTTCTTCCTTAATTGAAGTAGCAAAACTAGCCAGTTTTTCATCAACAACAGCACTCAGGGCATCTTTAAGAACATTAATGTCCATTTCTTCCTCCTGTGTGTTTTCATCTACTTCAACTGAAGTTGAAGTTGTTTCTGCAACATCTGGAACAAGCCATCCAATAAACTTTTTCAATAGACTAAGCTTATTAATTTCTTGTTCATTCATGTCAGAGATCTTATCATAAGTATTATTTAATTGCAATTCAGAGTCTTGCTGAATAATAGAATCCATTTTCTCAATCATCTCCTTAATTGTATCAAAAAGTTCAGTGTCTTGTGAGGACATTTCACTTTTTGTTGTCTTTTGAGCAGGGTTGTTTGGAGCACAGTTTGGAACCATTTTTCCATCCTTACCCTTCTTTTCACCTTCTTGGTGATAACCTTCCCCGCAGGGACTGCCTTCTTCCTTAATTTTACTTTTTGGCTTAGCCTTTGGGGAGCCAGATGGAAAAGGAGGGACAGTCGGTGATATGATACCATTCCTTGCTGGGTACTTTGATTCTGCATTATCTGTTGTTACAGAAACATCTTTCTCAATACCCTCACAAGAATTGCAACCACAGTCACAACCCTGATCCTTCATTAACTCCAAAACGACATCCAACAAATCTTCGTCAAAATCATTTTCTAAGAAACCTTTTTTCTTTGAGTTCGCATAACGCTCAAGCATTCTACGACCTTTTGCAGCGAGCCTTGCTGCATCAGATCTGTCTTGAGGGATTGGCTCACCCCACGCCGCTGCTGAAAGCGCAAGCCGTGTTGGTTCACCATTCGGCTTCTTCATCGGTCCAGATGGGTTTGTAAAAAATCTTGTAAGAAATGATCCTTTGCGGCGTAGTTTTTCTGGGGTGTCTGCAGCACCACGAACACCTGGCTTTAGGTTAGCACCTTCTGTTTCTTTAAAATGCCTTCTGCCTGCGGCAGTAAGACCACCCTTCGGGTCTTTAATAGGCTGCTTTGCTTTTGCCAATTGGCAATCAAGGTCGCAATCAAGAGCGTATTTGAATAAACCCTCATCGCTCATTTTAATAATATCAATAATGGCTAATGCGTTTGCTGGATTGTCTACAAGGCTAAGTTCGCCAAGAACATACTTCTTAATAATATTTACTGGTTTACCACGAAACATCTTGTCAGCTGATTCTGATTTTTCAATCACTTTGCCGCCAATTGAAAACGAACGAAGAGTTCCGTCAAGAACTTTTTGCCAAGTGTCTTCAGCACCTTTTGAGATGTAAGCCTCTACTTTAACAGCATTATAGGATGTTCCATCAGCCCCAGTAATCACAACTGGCTCATACTTGACAGCCTTACCCACCGCAACGGGGGCATGCATTTCTCTAATATTCCCACCCCAGTTTGCAAAAGCTTCCTTGGATGCCTCAAAGTCAACAATATCACCAGCTTTATCAATATTGTCTGCGGTAGCAATGCCAACCACAATCCGTTGTTCCCTCTTAATCATATCAATTGGGAATGAAATATTAAAATCCGACATTTAGCCCTCGTAACTTACCAGCATATATTGTTTTCAACAATATTGCAAATCAGCCTAGTGCAAAAACTGCTACAGCAGAACTGGCGGTGATCACTTCAATGGTTGTATAATCACCATCAATTTCTATGTATTCTGTAGACTCTGCTGGGAGCAGGATTGTGTATTGCCCATTGAGCTTGATGTCAACATCACTGGCTCCTTTATTGTAAACATACAACTCGCTTGTATGTTGTCCAATATTTACAGCACCATCCGCTGTTACTAAATTTTTATTTGAATATACCAAACTATTTCCACTCATTTTATTCTCCTTGATTAAACTTACTGGTTGAATCATTGTTCACGCCAGAATCTTGATTTTCGCCCCTTTCGGCTTGCGCCCCATCCGCCCTTGAATCACTTGTTGCCCCATCACCTGTTGGTGATTTAGGCGGTTCAGATGCAGAGTTATTATCATTTCCAAAAGGAGCACCAGGACCATTTTTGCCTGCATCGTTTTGTTCTTTCTTAACATTCGTTGGGAATGGAAGAACCACATCGCCATCATATCTTTCTGGCAGACCAATCTGACTTCTAACTTCGTTTGGCGTAATAACTTCAGTCCTAAGATATCTATCATTAATTCTTGATTGGATATCTTCGTCAACCAAGTCAATTTTCTTAAGATGAATTTGCATTAGATCAGTAAACTCACCAACAATCCTATTTAATTTCTTTTCAATAATCGCTTGGTCTGGACCGATAACTTGCATTTTAAAACTTTTATCTGCATCTCTTGAGACAGCCAAGTTTGCATTGTCATAAACTCCGACTTTTGGGGCGGGAACTCTGTTTGCTACAAGAATTTCATCCCTGTTTGATTTACGATATTTATCAAACGATGCATCTTGAACTCCAGCTTCAAGTTTTTCAAACTTAATGTCAGTATTGGTTCCAAGGCTGGCGGGAAGCGGAATGACCAGCGTTCCGTGATTACGACCTTTAACTTCATTTCTAAAATAATTAATTAATTCCTGTTTTGACTTATTACTAAGTTTTGCACCTTTAAGAATGATTGCATAACGAGGAATTGCTTTATTCTCAAAATAGTCAATGTTGTATTCTTTTGCAAACTTATCTCCAACAATTGCGGCAGCGGCAGAAACTGCCGATGGGATTCCGTAATATGTATTATTTGGTGAATAAATTTTAAAATGAATTAGCTCGTTAGGCTTTGGATCATTATTAATTGGGTCTGGTGTTTCTTTATCTTGAAATTGCCTAAAGAACACCGCTTGAATTTTATTTGTTTTTGCAATCTGCACATAGCCGTCACGCTTTCTGCGAACACGCACGAGTGTTGCAGGGACATGCCCAATGTAACCAATTTTGCCAGCATTGTTTCTACCAATCTCAAGGTACCCATTACCCACAGTTAAAACATCTTGCCAGACACGAACCATTGTTTCAATCAATGTTTCTTCAATGTTTAAAGCTTCAAATGTTTCATCAAGATCTTCTTTTAGATCTTGATACTGCTGGCGAAGTCTTGTGAGTTTTTCTTCTTCGGCGTGCGCTTTTTCAATTCTTCTTTTAGCTTTCAATGTCTCTTGGAACTCATAGCCAAGACCAACTGTGTTCATAACTCTTGCATTAATAGCTGCATAATGAATCGCACTTTGATCATACAAGCCAGCCAATGTATCCAGATCATACGGGGGGTTTACAATATCGTAAAGCGAATAGCCGCTAACTCTTTCAGGGTCAATGTATTTAGACTGAGTTCCGTCTTCGCCTTCATGCTTCTTTTGTAAACGCAAAGCCTTACGCTTCATTTTTGAAGAAAGGCTATCAATCTTTACTAAATCAAATGGGTCAAATGTTTCAACTTTACTTGTAAATCCCATGTATGAGATGTCATCAATTTCCTGGTCAAGAATAATTGTTTCTTCAACCAACTCTGTTTTATTTTCCATTAGATCTCCTGTTTGAGAAGTGATCATCATACATATCTTCAAATGGATCAGCTATCAACCCATCATTCAATCTTTCAACTTGATCATCTTTTTCCGATGCTGAAATTTTTCTCGCACCAGCAACCCACTTAACCAAACCATCCGCATCACCACTCCAGTAGCGACCAGCTTCTAAAACTCTTCTTTCAACATCTAGGTCATACATAAGACCTTCAGCGCACAGCACACCGCCATCACCATCAGAAAGGGCTTCATCTTTTGATGTAAAGTAAACACACACACCGTGTGCTCGTTCTGGAATCCACATGTTTTTGCTTTTAATCATATTTGACGACATATGGTAAATTATACACCACTTTTGTTAAAAAATGACACACAGATGTTCAGATATCAACGAATTGGGCATGCACCCGTAGCACAGTCGTCTAGTTCAATTGATAAATCACTTGACACTTGCTGTAGCGGTATGGAGAGGTTGAGCTTTGACAATGTTTTCTCATATTCTTCTTTCGTAATCTCTTCGTAAGGAGGAAGAGGGAAGTTGTGATCAACATGCAGAAGGAACGAAACAGACTTTACGCTCTTATCGTAGTTCTTAGACAACCATTCCTGAATAGCTGAGAGCTCCTCTTTGCGATAATAAACGGTTACTGAAACTGCATTGTCAGCCCACTCAGCCTGCATTCTCTTAACCCATTCCAATTGCTCAAGCGCTGTCATGTTTGCAGCCAAAACCGCTCCCTCTGGAGACTTGCATGGAAACTCAACAACATATCGGCTATGGTCTTCTCTGCCATCAAGCCCCATATCCCATGTGACTTTATAACCACGCTTTCTACATGCATCAACCAACGGATCAACCGAACTAAACCTAACTCTTCTAATGTAGTACTGAGCAAAGGCAGGGTGAATGCCAGGAGTTACCCCAGGAAGAAGAGATAGCGTTCCCGAAGGCTGAACAGTTGTAAGCCTGACAGATGGATTCCACCCACGATCTCCGCTGTAGCTCTTGTCGTACTCTTTCAAGTATTCATAAGCTGTTTTCAACCAGCCAATCTGTGTTTCTGTACACTGAAGAATCCCAGTAACGGATTGCCCAAGTCTTGAGTTTTTATGAACAATTGTATTTGTTTTCTCATATGGGTATGAAAGTTTTGTAATTTGTTTTTGGACCATATACAGGAGTCTTGAAATTTCTAACAACTCTGCTAGTGATTCAATGTTTGGCAAAAAGATTGTTGCAAGATTGCAGGACTCACCATCTGCAAGCGCAATCTCTGCGCATGGGTTAAACCCCTCAATGCTTGGGTCTGGTGATTTTTCACCGAGTCTTCCATGCGTTCTTGCTAGTTTTCTGTTTAACAGACCGTAAGGCTCACCAGTCCCATCGTACCCCTTCCAAAATTCAGGAACAATTTCATCATACGAATCTGCATAAACACTGTTGTTAGAATTAGCCCTCCACGCTGGAACATTACCGCTGCCCCAGTTTTTTGCTCTAATAAACAACATATCATCAGGATCACCAATTGCAATCTGTGCAGAGCGGCGTGATGAGCCAGAAACAACAATACGACCAATGATGTTGCAAATATCAAGGACATCTATTGAACGAAGTTTTTTGCCAATGCGCTGGTCTAGTACTTTACAGATATCAGCAATACCCTCCACGAGAGCGCCAGACCCAGAGGCTGTGCCACCAAAAGTTTTGAGTGGTGCTCCAAACTCACGAATTAGCAAAGTTGAGTATGTAAAAGATTTACCAGTTACAAAATAAGACTCTAGTGTTTTGTGGAGCAATTCCCTCCAGCCCTGCCTTGAGTCTGGAACAATAAAATCTGCGTCATTTGTTTTTTCTGCGGTAATAAAATTTACTTTCTTAACTTTTGGAAGATCATGAATCTTTGATCTTTCAACAGAAAAACCAACTCCACCGCCAAGCATTAGATAATCAAACAAAAGTTCAAAATCCTCAATCTTTTCAATGTTTGTAAAAAAACAATTATTAAGAGAAGTTCCCGAAAACTTTTTTACAAGAGGAGTGCCGAGCTGCCAGAGGGCTCTGCCTGAGACTGAGCACTTGAGGTTGAACATATGGTCAAACAAAGTTTCTGCTTCATCTTGGGTGAATGGCACTCCAATCTCAATAGCACCATCAATAATTCTTTTAATTGTCTCAACCCAGGTTTCACTTCTGTCGGTTCCGTCAATTTTACGACTATATGTTCTTAAATAGACAACCTCTCCAAGACCACCAAAACCCCAAGGTGCGACTCTTGAATTGTAGCTATTAATAAAATCTGTTGTAAAAATTGACATGACATACCTCCAAAAGTAAGAACAACCATCTTACCCTGCGGGTAGACTCGGTGCAACCAAAAATACCTAGGTCTAGGAGAAATTATTTTCGTAGAAAATTATTCTTTCAAGAATTTTATCTGCAACGCTTGACCAAGAGTGCTCATTGTGCAGCGTGCGTGCAGACTGAATTGTATATTTCTTAAACTCATCATACTCAGAAACAACATGAGTCATAAGATCCATTAACTGTTCCATATCTGGATAAGCCCACAACCCTGTGTCTTCACCGTACTGATGACTATTCCAATCCGCATTGCCCATTTTGCATGAAAGAGGTATTGAGTATTTTGCAAAATCACTGCACCCAGTTGCGTCTGTGACAATTGTCGGCATACCAGTGCAAATTGCTTCAAAAGGTATCATTCCAAAACCTTCACCACTTGTTGGATAAACAAGGCAATGGCATTTGTGATAAAGCTTAACTAAATCTTCTGTGCTTAAATTATCTGGAATACCATATATTTGTGGATGCTGGATAGCTGGAACAAGATTGTTGTCAATATAGACTTCTGCTTGACAGAAACCATTGTATTTGAGTACAAGTTTAAAGTCGGCATTCCCTTCATAAAGATCAAGAAATG